GTGACATGGAACCCTGAGACCAAGCACTCAGCAACTCATCGACGATTTCGCGTCAATCCACCTGAAAATAGCAAGATTTGCGAGATCAACTGGCAAGATAATCCTTACTTCCCAAAGGTCCTAGACAACGAGCGCAAAGAAGACTTTAAGCTGCGTCCTGATGATTACGGCCATGTCTGGGACGGCGAGATGAAGATACACGCTGATGGCGCGTATTACGCTGTTGAGATGCGAGAGGCTAAGTCTGAAGGCAGGATTACCAACGTGCCATACGACCGCGCTGTTGGCGTTGTAACGGCCTGGGATCTCGGGGTAGGTGATAGTACCTCTATCTGGTTTGCGCAGTTTGTAGGGGCTGAGGTGCGCCTTATCGACTACTATGAGAGCAGCGGTGTAGGTCTGGACCATTATGTCGCATTGCTGAACTCAAAAGGCTACGTATACGAAAGCCATATATTGCCTCACGATGTCAGGGTAAGGGAGCTAGGCTCAGGTAAATCTCGCTTGGAGACGCTTGGCGCCCTAGGGGTGAGGCCTGTTACTATTGCTCCGCAGTTGATGGTCGATGATGGCATACAGTCTGTCCGCTCTATGATCCCTAGGTGCTGGTTTGATTCAGAGAAGTGTGAGCGAGGCGTTGATGCTATCCGGCAGTACCGTCGAGACTATGACGACAAGGGCATGACCTGGCGAGGACGACCTCTACACGATTGGACCTCTCACTGCGCCGATGCGCTCCGATACCTGGCTGTTGGGTACAAGCCCACATCATCTAGCTGGGGTGAGCCACTACGCCGTAACCTGCAAGGCATTGTTTGATCAATATGATATAATCGGGCCTTTGTGACTTGACTGGATTTGGCTATGGCTGGAATATTGGATTACTTTGGCGACCTTGTAAGGCGAGGCGTCCCAGAAAGCACTGCGGCTAAGATAGTGTCTGGTGAGCTTCCTATGGATCAGGCAAGCAGAGAAGCGAGGGCTGCTTCTCAAGGTTATGATATTACAAACCCCCAGTTTCACGGAACTTCTTCAGACATCACAGAAATGCGTCCATCAAGCGTGGGAAATTTAGGTGGTGGCGTTTACACAACCCCAGACCCTGATTATGCTTCAAGCCGATCAAGCGTCGCCAAATTTAAAAACAATTCAATTATTAATGCTGGGCCAAATGTTGTTCCTTTAACGTACAGGCAAGGCAATTATCTAGACCTTAATCAAGCTCATGTTCCTAACCAATATTCAACGGCAGAAGCACAGCAAAATTTAGTTGATATGGGGTATGACGGTATACGCCGCAGTATTGGCGATGAGCTAATAGAAACCAACACTTTTGACCCATCAAATGTTAGGTCAATCTACGCAGCGTTTGATCCTGACCAAAAAAATAGCCGCAACATTCTTGCGTCAGCAACAGGGCTTGGACTTTTAGGTGCTGGAATGGCCGGATCTAACAGCGCTAGAGCAGATGTGGGCTCAATTACTCCAGTAGAGCCAGGATATCGAGATAAATTTGAGCAGTTCCTTGGCGAGCTTTTGGGTGGTGACAGAGAAGATTACCGTCGGGCTAGGCGATTAGCTGGAGTGATGGACTACATCCCTGGGATTGGTGACGTTGCTGGCGTTGCAGACACGGTTGATGCTTACAATGAAGGGGACTACATTGGAACAGGTATTGGCAGTTTAGCGACGTTATTGGGCGCTGTCCCATTGGTTGGCCCCGGACTATCAAAAACTGTAAAAGGGTCTGATCAAAAAATAAAAGACGCAATTGATAAAGTTGATGGGTTGCTAGATGCTTTTAAGGTTAGGCAAAAGCCGAGGGATGTTAAAACAAACTTCTCGACGGAAAACGTTGCGAGCCAAAAGTTTATGGAGCCGGTTCTTGATGCGCTAAAGGTTGACGCGCAAAGAATGGAATATGACAAGCCAAGCGTTTACCTTCCAGATTATTACGGCAAAAACGCATTAATCACAATGGTTGACAGGTCGCCTACAAACACGCAAGTATTTGGCGTAAATGATGTGCCGTTTAAAAGCCCGCAGCAAATAGGCGGTGGGCGGGATTATATGTTTGACGAGATAAACTCTCCAGGCGCGGTGTTTGCTAACGAAGAAGGTGCTGTGACTGGAATACTAAACAGGAAGCGAGAAATGGGCGATGAGGATATGTTAATCATCCCTATGGAAATGGCTCCTACTTCAGTTGATTTCCCTGACTTTGCCCCAGGATTGCACACTCGATATGCTCAGTCAGCCATGAGCTTAAAAGACAAAAAATATGTGAACGACCTAATACGTCAAGGCGGCAAAGGATATTTGGCCAAAGGGCAGGACCAAGTTCCTGTTCCAGACTTTGATATAGACATGGAAAATTTAGATGCTTTTTTAAGCAAATTGACTGGACCGCAGCGAAAAACCATTAACAATGTATTTGATATGGTTAATAAGCCAAGCCCGGGGCAGAAAAAAAATAATGTTCGGCAGATAGAGGGGGCGCTATCAAATGTTGAGATGAGAGCTGCCGTTTCTGATCCAGACTTATTTAACCAGCCAAGCCTCATGCAAACTAATAACGTTGGATTAATTACTGGCGGCAAGGTGCCAAGTTATCACAATACTTATAACATGGGGTTTGAGGGCAAAGGGTTAGGTATTCTTGATATTCCAAGGGGGTCTCCTGCAACAGCGCAAGATTTCTTGCCGGAGTTATTTCCAAGGTCAAGCCCTGAATTTATTGATTCTCGTGACGCTTATACGGCCAGAATGGGGGTAAGGACTGCGCCAATTAATGAAGGGTTACTGAAGAGGCTAGGGTACTGATGACCGTATCAATTACAATTTGATCGTCATCGCCCATCATGGTTAAAATTTGAGCATATTCTTTTGACCCGTACTCAATGTTAGATTGCTGGCAGAGCATCAACCATTCATCAATGCGGGCGTTTTGTTTGTCATTAAATTCTCTGCTCATGCGATGATTGTATCATTACTAACTTAATTCAATCAAATCGTTTAAAAATGTTATAATCGGCCATTCTACTGGAGTCAATAATGGCAATAAGTACATACAGCGAACTGCAAGCGTCAATGGCAGATTTCTTGAACCGAGCAGACCTTACGTCTGTTATTCCGACGTTTATTGCGTTGGGTGAGGCAAGAATGAACCGCGACATACGCCACTGGCAGATGGAGAACCGTGCCTCTACTACGATTGACGGTCAATACCTTACAAAGCCAGGCGATTGGGTTGAGACTATACGCCTGCATTTGAGCGGTCAGAACACGTCGTCAATGGACCTATTAAGCACTCAGGCAATGGCTGACAAGCGTCAGGGATCTGAGAATGTTGCAGGAAAGCCAAGGTATTACTGCCATTCTGAGGGACAGTTTGAAGTATTCCCTACACCTGACGCATCATATGCTGCAGAGTTGCTGTACATCCAGAAAATCCCTTCACTCAGCGACAGCGCGACTACAAACTGGCTGCTGACATCATATCCAGACATCTACTTGTACGGCTCACTACTAAATTCTGCACCATATCTGGCTGAAGATGGAAGGGCTGAGGTGTGGGCTCGATTGTATGGTGAGGCAGTAGATAAATTAAACTTAACTTCTCAGCAGGCAGCTTACTCTGGCGTTGGGCTGACAACTAAAATACGAGGGCTAGGATGAGCTTTACTAACTTTTTAGAGACAGAGGTTCTGGATCATGTGTTTGGCGGCAACGCATACACTGCGCCAGGCACTTTATACACCGGACTATACACTGCAGCGCCTAGTGATACAGGCGGCGGCACAGAGCTATCTGGTAACGGCTATGCGCGACAGGCTACAGCATTTACTGTAACAGGCGACACTGCAAGCAATACTGATGCAGAAGAGTGGGCAACCGCTACGGGCGACTGGGGAACTATTACTCATGTCGGCGTATTTGATGCATCTACTGGCGGCAACCTAATGGCATATGGCGCGTTAACTGCGAGCAAGACTATCGCTACGGGTGACGTATTCCGCATCCCGGCTGGCGACTTAGATATCACGCTAGACTAGTATGCTTTACGGG